GCTGTAACAACAGCAATAGTGGCAGTAGCAACTACCTCTGTTACTCAATCATTATTTGAACCAATTAAAAAGAAAGTACAAAAACAATTACAAGCTAAAGTCAACAAATGGAAGGAAAACCGGAAGAAAAAAGGGGACTCATCCGAAAACTTAAAGACGGAATAGAGGATCAAGAACAACAAATCCAGATTCTAGGAACATTCGTACGACTTGGCGTAGTTGTTTGGTCTGGATTTATAATAACTTTAAATTATGTAGAAATACCTATGGTTAAGAAATCTGGTAATTCAGATATCACGTTCGTGGCATCGGTGTTTACTGGAGCACTTGCCACTTTTGGCTTGACCACAGGTAATAACAAAAAAGGTAACAACACACCTGTCAACTGTCCTATGGTTAAAAAGAAAGAAGAATGAAAAAATGGATACTAACGCTGTTACTTTTGTCACCAACTGCCGTAAAAGCAGAATTAGTGACTCCACAGTTCACACAAGGAAGTATGAACTCAACTACAACAACGACTCAAGAGATTGTGGAGGAGATAACTATCACAACTTATGGGTCAGCATTAAACAAATGGTCAGGCGACAATATAACCCATACTTCAACCTCGTCAGGTGGTATAGCGGATTCAGATTCGGTATTCAACATGACAACAGCTGGAAGCGACTTTTCACTAGAGATAGTAACAAGAGCAGCCAGTCAAGTACTAGAAGTAACAGAAATAGAAAGAGAAATCGACACTACCTCTACTACGGTATCATTATCAGTCTTTTCACAATAGGAGGTCCAATCTATGCTGAAGAAGGGGAAACCAACAACACCTCGAACCCGGTTGCTGCGGCTACTGGAAATGTCACAAATCAAGCAGTCCAGTTCCAAAATAATGGAGCACCTTCGAGACAAGTCCTCGGACCAAACATCTCATGTAACGGTTCGACGATGACCTTTAGCCCATTCTATATGGGCAATCATACAACACCATTTGATGATAACATGGACCAACAGAGCTACACAGTAGCTGAAAACTGGGGATTTCAGATTAACTTCATGGTACCCCTTGATGGTTCTATTGTTGAACGGTGTAAATCTATCGGTGCTAGACAACAAGCTAAGATGGAGCTTGATTATGAGTTAGTCAGGATGAAAAACTGTGCTGAACTTCAACAAAAAGGCTTCATGTTAGTCCCGGGATCACGTACCTATCATATATGTAGTGATGTAATTCCTATAGCATCTTGGAAAAAAGCACAACAAAAGGTTCTTAAATGTAAAGAGCCACCTAAGCCTTGGTATAAACCTTGGCATAAACCTAAACCTACATGCCCATTAAGTAAATGAGTACAATTTCAATTCAAAATAAGTTTGACGAAACACCGTTAGATGGTCCTAATGACCTCCGACCTGAAGTAAAAACTTCTTTTATTGCAGCTAAAGAAGCAGCAATTAAAGCAGCTAAAGCTAAAGCTAAATCAGCTAAGAAAAAATAACATTATTTAATTAAAACAATGCCAAAATTAACAGGGTATAATCAAGTAGGTACCGTAGCAGCTGGAGCTTCTGCAGCTAGTGCTGATTTATCAGGTGTAGCTGGTTGGATAACCTTATACGCTAAAGGAGCTGATATACGTTTTAGAATAGGAAATGGCACTGCTACAGCTGATTCTAACAGTATATTCATCGGTGAAAAAGAAAGGCTATGGCTTCAAGTGCCATATCCCGGAGCAACTTTATCCGCTATTAGAGATGCCAGTACAAGTGGTACACTAGAGTTTCTCGAAGTTGGATAATATCAACATCAACCCAAACACTAATAACTTAAAACAAATGATTATCATCAAACCAATCCTCATGGCATTCCTTACTTCTAACGCAGTTAAGGAACTTGTTATCTCGCTACTAGAAGCTTATGCTAATTCTACGGATAATACCATTGATGATCAAGCAGTATTACTGATTAAAAAGAACTTATTCCCCGGGCTTAAAGAATAATGGCTAGAACTAAGAGGGCAGGAGAATCACAATTCAACGAATTACATAAACTTGTTACAGAAGAGTTCTTAACAAGAATTAAAGCTGGCGAAGCTACTACTGCTGACCTTAAAGCAGCAGCTGACTGGTTATACAAGAATGATATTACAGGCGTTGCCTTTGATACTTCCCCTCTTGGTAAGCTAGCAGATATTATGCCTGTCGTTGACTTTGATACTGTACAAAAAACTATACACAGATAATGGCTCCTAAATCACTTCCTACATCTCAGAAGAAATCAAGTGCCAGAAACTACGCAAAAAACCCCTTGTCCAGAGCCAAGAAAAATGCAGCTCAACGACAAAGAAATAAACTCAAGGTCAATAAAAAATACCGAGCCTCCCTTAACCGTGCCCGTAGAAAAGCGGGTGTATATGGCAAGGGCGGCAAGGATTTTTCACACACTAAAAAAGGAACCTTAGTGCGTGAAGACCCATCTAAAAACAGAGCTAGAAATCGTAGTAAGAAATGACACGAAAAAAGACTCCTTCACTGGAGACACAACTTAAAGCTGATTTTAGATTCTTCTTGACAGCTGTTTGGTCACACTTAGCGTTACCTACACCAACTAGAGCACAACTTTGTATAGCAGATTATTTACAAAATGGACCTAAAAGATTACAGATCCAAGCCTTTCGAGGTGTTGGTAAATCTTGGATTACTGCGGCTTTCGTTCTTTGGACACTCTACAACGATGTTAATAAGAAAATCATGGTTGTTTCGGCTTCTAAGGACCGTGCAGACTCTTTCTCGATCTTCTGCCAAAGACTTATCCTTGAAGTACCGTGGATGAGTCATCTGAAGCCAAAGAATGATGATCAAAGATGGTCA